TGATCGGGAAAAGTTTAAGAATTTACGCTTGGCGTACGATGCGTCCCCCAATTTCTACGATTTGATTAACACCATGATCGAGAATTGCGCAACACCGGATGCCCCCGCCGTCGGAGAACTATTGATTAAGTGGACAACACTAATAGGGATGTTAAAAGAAAGAAACGTCAAGTTGGCTAACAAGCTGATCGAGCATTTTATGCCAATTCTCGCCGAGAAGCTTGTTAATGTTACATGTCGTCAGCGTGATCTTGTTGATTACATCACGCGGCTGATTCCAGTCGCCAAGGTGCGATTTCACATTGCGGACACTGTTGAGGGACAGTGTGCACCGCTAGCTCGATCGATAGTTACTAAGCGATCTTACACCGATGAATCTCGAGCTAACGCCTATACTCCATCAAGGCTTACATCCACCTACCATCACGTTGACTATTCTAACTACCTTACAATGAGCTGGGTCGATTTCTTTGCGCCCATGTTCTACGCCAACTCTGGCTCATGGCACCTCCGCTATATGCCATCTCCAGTTCAGACGAATATGACCGAGTCTGCCCCTCCGCAGATTATTGGTTCTGTTACTCGTCGTGTCGATTCCTACCGCGCTTATGAAGAGAATGTCGCTGCTGTTCGTCATATGACTTCTGGTGACTCGCTGGTTGTTACTGGTACTCCTTTGTACCTCCATATTCCAGCCCACTCTCAAAGACCTACGCCCCATCATTTACCAATCGACTTTTTCCACGAAGAATGGAGATATTACAGGCCGAACAGTGGTTACACCTACTATCCAAATCGGCCTCGAGGTCAGCCTCATTCCCCTGCCCCCTCTGCGGTTTTCTCGTTCACGGGACACCGAATTGATTACGAGGGAGACGTTCACATTAAACCAGGTAAGGATTTCGCATTTTGCCACTACCTTGGTTTCAGTGATTTTATCACTAACAAACGGTTTAAAGAAATTCTTGAAGACCTTGGTCCTAACACGACCATCCCATACCCGACGCTAGACGACGATCCTTATTTCGAGGTTCGAAGCTTTTCCCCCTAAGTAGACACTCTACTGGAAAGTCGGGATAGATTCGAGCCCCGGCATAGGCTCACTAAAATGCAAACAGTGAT